TAGATCAATAAATGCACCAGATGGGCCACCAATCTCAATACGCCCATAACCAGAAGTAGACTCAATTATTACTTCATCATCGGCAGTGATCTTACCTGTTACGTCGATGCCTGTGCTGGTGGTTTCAATCTTTTTGCTGTTATCATAAAATAAACTAGCAGCCCCATTAGAAACAAACGCTGCCATGAACTCCGAACCGCCATTACCTAATAATGAAATTCCGTTCCCATTTGTTTGAATATTTAAGTCGCCAGTTCCTTGCTCAGAAATTACTGATACACTGCCCTCATGGTAAATCTGCAAATCAGACCCAGCACCGAAAATAGCTTTGTCGTTGTCGCCGAAGGTTACATCACCAGTAACGGCACCGCCAGATTTAGGTAAAGCAGCGTTTGCTGTAGTTGTGGTAGTAGTTAAATCTGCATCATTAGCCAGAGGAACCCACGCACCGCTATGTGCAAAGTAACCTTTACCTGTGCCATGAACGTGGGCAAACATACCATGATAAGTTGATGCACTAGGCAGATCACCTGTTGTTGAATAGACGTTAGCAAATAAAACCTTGTTTCCATTACCATCTATGTCACCACTCATAGTGCCACCGGCTTTTGGTAAAGCAGCATCAGCAGTCGTACCCTGTGCAGCCGTAGCATAGTCAGCACTGTCAAACGCTTTGACTTGAGCAAGGTTGGTAACTTCGCTATCCATAAGTGCGCCAGCGGCAGTCACGTTAGCTGTGTCAGTTACGTCAGCACTAGCTTCAATACCGTCTAGCTTGGTCTTGTCGCCATCAACAAAAGCACCCTCAGATGGAGGTTGCTGAATGTCACCACTGCCGACACCAATGAAAACAGTAGCAGTGCCAGAAAGATTAATAGCAGAGCCAGCGTTAGAGCTTTCACTTACAGTCCTTGACAGAGTTGTACCTGACGCCGTGTAGACGCCAGCGCCAATCTCCCAGTTACTGCCGTCTTCGATAACGTAGCGAACTGTGTCACCATTGGAGACGCCCGCAGCGGAAAATGTTTGATAGCCATCAACAGCAGTACCGAGAGTTACCGTCCCAGTGCCTGTTGTCGATGTCTCAACTTTAACTCGATTTGCGAGCGTCACCATATTGAGTCACCTTATGCGATTTGCAGAACACCATTCGCGGCGGAGAAGTCCACCGTAAGACTGTCGCCATCGTTCAAAGTCAATGATGAACCGTAGTCGTAGTAACCGATCAGGGCGTCAGCAGGTGTAGCCACTGTGTCGTTGTAGATGTAGACATAGCGGAATGGGCCTGTTGAGCCACCTGAAGATGTCAGCGTGATGTCAGCCAAAACCAACTTGTATGTACCACCAGTTTGCGTGGACGAAGATGTGGTCACATTGCGTGAAGACAGGTTGGTGTAAGTGATCTGAGTCACGTTAGCCAAGACACCATTGCCATCAGTGGCAGGGTTGCTTGACTCTGAAGCTGGTGCAGTGTTGGACAGAGCTACAACGATCTGGTCGCTTTCTAAGTCCATGTTGTGAACGGCGTTTGCAACGAAATCGTTCACCTTATTAAAAGTTGCCATGATCGGCCTCCGAAGGTTATGTTAGCATATGCCTCTGCAATTTAACACAAAGGCTCTCAGTAGTAAATCAGGAAGGCTGTATTGGCCAAACTGGGTTTGCGGGGTCATCTGTGTTCGCTGGTAAGTCGCGTAACTGCTGACGGTAGGTGGCCCACTCCTGCTTCTTAACGCCTGACAGTGGGCTGTCATTGAACTGCGTCCAGTCGGATTCGGCCAATGCTTTATTCCTGTCCTCACGCAAAAGGTCATACGCAGAAGGCTCATCAACCTCTATGGTCACATCAGGTAATTGCTCTACAGACGAAATTAACACCCCATCAGCCCATGCCTGGCCAATGAAGTCGTTATTAGCTTCACCCTCAAAGACGTTTAGAATGTTATCATCTGCGTCTTTAATGGCCCAGCTTCTTTCAATAGTAACCATTACAGTTTGCTCCAATATAATGCGCCGGGTCCACCAACTCCAGCGACCCTGCCACTATCACATCTAGCACCACCGCCACCGCCACCTATGCCGCCGTCCCCTGCTTCACCGCTGCCTGAAGAACGCACAGAGCCTCCGCCAGAAAATAGGCCACCATCTCCCGCATATACAGTTGCTTGTGGATCAGCATTTCCTGCACCAACGCCGCCAATAAAACCAAAGGTTCTATTTAGGCCCATAATTAATCTGGTGTCAGAAGTTGAGGGAAATTGCCCGTAAGGAGTTCCACCCGGAGCACCCCCTAATGCGCCTGTTGTATTCGCTCCGCCATCGCCAAAAAAGTTAACGGCAGCCCCTGCACATGCTTGACCAAGACTAACTGTTGCACTCCCACCAGTTCTTCCAATGCTGGATAGCAAAGTTACAACACCTGTGTTGAAAGATGTAGTTCCGCCAGATGCTGTCCCACTTGAGCTGCTGTAGCTTGGCGCTCCAGCTCCACCATTCGCCGTTGCGATAATACTGCCACCATAGCTGAATGTTGATGCTGTCCCTGCATTAGCAGTTCCACCAGACCATATTCCGCCATTCCCCCTTGCGAAGTATAACGAAGTTGATCCATTCCAGTCAAAAGCAAAGATGCAGCAGCCACCACCTCCACCGCCGCCCGCAGTCTCACTGGTTTCATCTGTGTCGCTTCTAGTCCCAGCACCTCCGCCGCCAACCATAACAAACACATACAGACCAGCGCCATCTAGGTAGCTATTTATAGTTGATGAGCTACTAACGTGTCCGAATGGCCCACCCACCAATGCGCCAGTATGGGAGTCATTAGTAAAAGAAATCTCACCTCTTACCGTAATATCGCCACGGAAAAGACCTGAGTTTACCTCAATGTCACCCGTGTCACGCTCCAGCTTCCAACCAGAAGTGTTAGCAGCGTAATTATCTGACTCAAGATCATCTGTTACCTGAAATGCGCCACTAGGTGTAGCAAAAGTAATTGTAGAGTTGTTTTGAGCGTCAAACTCCACCTTATACTTGGATGACCATTCCTTGATTACAAGGCTGCTAATCTCTACACTTGGTTGGCTTTCAGACCATCCCGAAGAAAGCCCACCTAAGACAAGAGTGCTTTCATTAAAGCTACTCGCGCTTGGAGTAGATGGCTGTGATTGCTGTAGCGTTTGGTAGTACACAACACCAGTATAAATCCGAGTATCAGAAGAAACTACAGCAGCGTCAGTAATGACTGCCCCCGAGGCTACGGATGTGCTTTCGTTGCCACTGTAGTCTACAGCTTTGACCCAGTAATAATAAGTTGTATTTGCAGCCAAGCCACCATCAACGAACTTATCAGAGCCTGAGAACGCAACAGGGGATGCAGGTTGGCTGTTAGATGTGTTTCTATATACGTTGTAACCTTTGAGGTCGTATAAGACTGATGCGTCACTGTCAGTTGTCGGCGCAGTCCAGTCCAAGGTCACATTCTTAGGGCCACCGACCGCACTCAATGAAGTTACAGGGGATGGTGCAGTTGTGTCTCCACCATGAGTGTAAGGTAATGCTGAGGCATAAGAACCCGTTAATCCACTTGAAGTTATAGCTCTGACGCGAACATTGTACTGCGTCCCAGTTTCGAGTGGGCTAATTATAACGGAATTGTCTTCCCCACCGATTTGAGCTGTCTGATAGACGCTTTCATCAACATCCTTCCACTCAATGCCATAATTATTAATGAATGAATTTGTCGCTTTAGTCCAAGACACAAGAGCCTGACCGACAAAGGTGCCATCCTTCTGAATGCCACCTTTATCTGTTACCGTGACATTGGTTACGGTCAAACCTCCTGCTGGGCTAGGCAAGTTAGTATTGTTGTTAATAATGTCGCTTTCTTCAGCGTTCCAATCAAATGCAGCCTCAGATGTCTCTTGCAGAGTCAGGCTAACACGCAGATCGCCAGCGTCCTGGTTAGATGAGAACTTCCAGCCGATCACCTCAAATTCTTTTTCGTCAAAGCCGTAGCGAGGGTTGGTGAATGCGATGATGTCGCCAACTTCCACGTTGAACGCCTCAAGTCCAAAGTCTGCGCTGATGGTCATCTGTTCACGCCCGCGATAGAGCGTCATCTTGGCAATACGCTGCGCTGTCGCCGCGCTGGTCGTAAACGGAAGCGGCAAGTCTAGCAGAAGCTCATCGCCGCCATCTTCTGCTTTAAACACGCTACTTTTGATCGCAGGATAATCAGACGTGATAAAGTCAGCCGAGGAATCGTTGAACGTACCCGTAACACCGTTAAAGCTGTCACGCATTGTTGATCGAGTGCTTAAATTTATTTCACTGCGAAGATCATCAAGAGTTAATGTTTTGACGGGTGAGCTGTACGCGCCAACCTTTAGCTTCCAGTAACCAGAACCCCAGAACAGCGTTCCAGCGCAAGCAGTGGACATCTGACCAAGCACATCACCTATAGCGGAACTGGCCTTGATTATGCCGTTGATGGTGTATCGCTTCTCAGTGCCGCTGCCACTTAGCGTCACATTCTCGTCACTTTCGTTGGCCGCAGCGGAAAAGCTCACATCATCAATCGCGCTATCGTTCAGGCCATAAGTGCTAGTAATGAAATCTCGGATGCAGAGCGCAGCGTTGTTGCTGTATCCCGTAGCGGTCGTGCGAGGGTCGTAAACCTTCTTACCTTTGACCAATGCCGTTACCAACGGGACGCCGCTGGCAAACACATTGCCATCATACTCATAGCGGACGTAGAGGTAAGCAATACCATTGCCGACGAAGTCAGATGTCAGTGCATCTGAACCTGTCAGCTCTGACTCGGCAAGCAAGTCAGCGGGTGCGCTTGTCTGACTGCCATCAAACTTCTGAATGCGGATG